AACACCTGTGCCACACATTAAAATATAAAGTGTCTCGTCAAATGCACGAGGAGTATCTACAGCTACATAACTACAATTAAAACCTGCCACATTGTCTCGCTTTAAAGCTTTACCTGCTGACATCAAGGCTCTCATGCTTGGCATAATTTCCAAGTTAAGAACAGCTTGTTCTAGTTCTTCTCTTAGTTTCTTAGTTAGCTTATAGTTATTGTTTTCTTTTAAGTGTTCTTCAAAGAAATCAAAGTATCTTGAGACTGTCTCTTGCCAAGTCTCTCGTCTTTTTAAGTCTTCGTTCCAACGAGCATACCTGCTAAGATGTATGAACTGTTGGTAGTTTGTTGGTAGTTTAATCTGTTCCACTATTTATTGACTCCTCTGTCCATAGGTGTAATGCTATTATGGCATAATGAATAATTTTTAATAAATCACCTTGATTTTTTAATTCACCAGTAACAGGATCAGGTTTCTTTCCATATCTCATAGCATACTTCATAATATTTCCTATACAAAAACCTTCTCCATGATTTGAATCTATAATCATATCAGTTGCTTGATACTGTCCATATCCATAATGTTTTTCGTATGTTTTATCTACGTATCTTTTTATTTGTGCTATTGTATTTGCTTCGTTGAATTTATAATCAATCTTATCTTTTTCTTTCATTGTTTTTGATTCCTTTATATTTAAAACATTTTTCATTTCTTCTTCATTATAATAATAAAGTTTTACCATCTAATAATCCACTCCTTTAAATATTAAAACAAAGCCACAGAAAACAAATAAAAAACTGAAAAAGGTTTGTTTTATAGAAGAGTTTATAGTTGTTGCAAAAAATTGATTTAAGTATCCTAAGTAATTAAGAGTATATAAATCATTTTTTAATGCCATAGATGCTAAATCTATAAAAAGTATACCATTAAATATTATAATAAAACCCAATACAAAATAAGATAATTTTTTTATTTTCATTTTTATCTCCACTTTTTAGGAAAACTATCTTCACTATACCACCTGAATCCATTCTTCTCTGCCCACTCTGCATGACTTCGCTTAGTGCCGTCTCTTCTTCGTTTTGCTTGTGGCATAGGAGCAGAAGGGTTAGAGAATATGAACACTAATTCACAGTCATCAGGCAACACTTCTTTAACCCATTTATATTTATTGTATTCCTGGTAATCCCAAAACCTACCTTTAGCTTCAAGGTATATTATCTTGTCATCAATGACTTTTAAAAAATCAGGATGATACTTATGAGGAATAGAATACTCTATCAAACCTTTGTGGTGTTCCCAATTGTCTAATAACTCTTGGTGTAGATCATACTCCCATTTGGAATCGTATCCTTTAGGGAGTCCTTTCTCAGTAGGTCTTTTCTTTCTAGGTTTGCGCATTAGTGCATTGTCTCCCCTTTAGTGGGAGCAACAATCAAACCACTTTCACGAATAAGAACTTCTGCTATTATTAAATCTTCTAGACGAGATAACAAAGGAGTATCTATCTCTTGTATATCTGCACCTGCGTACAGAACTCCTCCTAATGCTATCAACAATTCTTCCAAATCAATTGTATTAATATCAATTTCGACTGTAGTTTTATTAATATCCTTTTTGCTCATTTTCTAAATCCTTTTTTAATTGGTCAAAGGTTAGGCCAGAATTTCTCTTGACTCGTTTATAAATCCATTTCAAAGAGTAAGCACTAAGAAGAAACTTTCTGTTCAAGTATATATGAGTTTGATCAGCTAAATAATCTTCAATATTTTTTACGGTTATCTTAGCGCCTTCTTCTGCATCGGGTATAATAGACCGCAACCAATCAACTAAGATTTGCTTGCCTGTTTTTCTATACAGTTTGGATTTTCTTCCGTTCACCTTGTTATCTCAGGAACTCTAGGTTCTACTACAACATTCGTGAGATAAACAAGCTTGTTGGAATATTTGAAAACTCTTAGACCTTCTCCATCGTTGGCATCTTTATGACAAGTGTTTTTATGCCTACAGTAGACACAACCACGAGGAAGTTTCATGTTTCCTTTTTTTCCTTCAGGTATACTATTATAGCACCGATCTGGAGGTTCGTCAAACTTTAAATAATTTCTAATCTTTTTAATTTTATTTCGTACATTTGGCTTATCTAAATATTCTGGAATGTACAACGCAAGTTCACCGTTTTCTTTATTTAGGGCCAGGAAACCACCCTCGTTTGTTTGTTCTGCTTCTTCGTATCCAGACAGTTGAGACATATATCCGAAAGGATCATCGTCTCTTAGTGTGCCATCTCTGAACTTTTTAAATGCAAAACCAGAAGCTGTTTTAATATCAATAACTTCACCATCTATTTTACAATCCATATGTCCTTTTACACCATCAATATCCACTTCTTTCTGCTCAGAAGTAATGTCATGTCCTGCCAATTTTACCAACAAAAGAACAACTTCTTCTAGGAGGTGTCCATACAAAAACTTGATAAACACAGAAGAATCCAAAGGAAGTTGCTCTGCTTCTTCTGATCTTAGATCATACCAAAGTTGTCGCATAGGCTTTCCAACATTGCTCATTCGTAAATTATTTTTACTTGATCTTTCTTTAGGATGTGACCAGTTCCGCAAAACTTCTTTCATTGCGTTTCCGAAATTATCAATATCTTCTTCTGTTACATCTAATGCTGTACCATCGTTGAGTACGGCTATGCTATCGTAGATATCTTCTACAAGTGTGTTTAAGTTTTTCATATCGAATCTATTATTTTTTGAGCGTGATGTTCTGTTACGTTAAACCATTCTCCATTTACATCTGGAGCAATTTCAGAAAGAAGATCATGTGCTGTTTGTTCTGCCAGTCTTCGATTTTTAAAAAATCTTTTGTACTGTACTGTATAGTCTCTGTGAGGACTACCTGTTTGATAAGAATTACACCTATCTTCTGCATCGACTGCCATACCAACCTTGAGCCAACCTTTCCAAGCAGGATTAGTTAATACATATACAAAGCCTTCTTTGATTTGATTAAAACGTGCAAGATGTTCTAAATTTAAAATCTCTACTTTATTCTTTAAATTTTTATATTTATTTAAATAGTAATAACGGCTTCTTTCTTGGTTGTGACAAGAGCTACACTTATAGGTATGTCTCGCAACCCTAGCTGGTCTCCAATTGTAATTATCATCTTCCTTATCTTTAACTAAAGGCACATCACAAGTACTGCACTTCGGATCTTTTCTATATTTCCAAGATGCTGTATATCCTTCATGTCTTCCATCTATTCCTAATTTATGTTTAATGTGTTTCATTCCAATTATCTCCTATTTTGTATTCAGCATCTAAAGGACACCGAAGGTTGTAATATTCACCTGCTTCTTTAATTGCTTCTATACCTAGCTTACCAAAGTATTCAGCATGAGCCTCATGTACTTCTACTTGCCATTCATCGTGTATATTTGCAACAAATTTAAAATCTAAGTTTCTTTTGTTAGCTTTATCATTTAGTATAACTAATGCTTTCTTCATAACAATAGCACCACCACCTTGAAGTAGGCTATTCAAAGAAGCATGGATGTGCCTTATAAAAATACGTCTTCCGTCAAGTCCTTTGATGTAACTTCTCGTTGCTGCTTTTGTAACATTATCTCGAAGTCTTTTAAGTGCAGGCTGATTAGCAAAGAAATGTTTTCTAATTCTCTTACCGTCACTTTCGCTTCCACCAACCACTTCTCCGAGTCTTTTATTAGCTGCTCCGTAGATGAGTGCATATATGAATGTCTTCGCCTGATCTCTTGATTGAAGTCCTGCAATTTTTTGATTATAGGTGTGTATGTCTCCGTTAATGATCTCATTTGTAAATTCCTCGTCTTTCATGTAGTGAGCAAGTATTCTTAATTCAAGGCTACTCGCATCAATACCTATTAATTTATATCCCTTTGGTACGATCCAACAGGATCTACATTCCACACCATAAGGACTCTTAACTGATGGAACTTGTGCCATGTTAGGCGCTCTATGTGCCATACGACCTGTAATCGTACCGTTAGGTATAACAAAACCATGCACTCGACCATCATCTTCTACAGCTTCTGTCCAGGAAGCTATGTGTGCTATTCTTTTTTGAAGCAGTAAATACTCAGCGATTAGTTGTGCTTCTGGTATGTTCTTTATTCTGCTTAAAATCTTTTCGTCTACTCTTGGTTGTCCTGTAGGAGTAAACTTCTTAGGCTTCCAACCAAAAGTTTTAAGATATTCACCTATTTGTTTACGAGAACCAAGATTAAATTCTTGAAGTTTTCTTCTCATAAAAGGTACATAAATTTGATGTGCAAATACTTTTTTATATTCTTCGTCTGTCATTCCTCTCTTAGAGAGAGTGCCGTCTTTCTTTATATAAGGTCTTACTTCCTTATCATCTACCCATCTAGGTTTAAAAACTTTGTGAACTTCTTCTTCAGTTGCTTGCATTTTTTCTCTTAATTCTGCTAACAATATCTCAGCTTCTCGTTCATTAAATAAGAAACCATTCTCTTCTTGTTCTTTTAATATTTTTGACACCTCTTGTTCAAGTTCTACACTTTCTTTAGAGAAACCACTTCCTTCTTTTGTTAATTTTCGTAACACCAAAGCATTTAACTGGACATCCCTTCTACAGTAATCCAACATTTCACTTGAATAATTTTTGTAATCATCAAAATTTTTCTTAGGATATTTCAAACGATAACCCCACATTTCTAAACTGTGTCCACCCTCACGAACTGGATTAAACAACCTTGACATAACAAGTGTATCTACAAGTTCTTTATCAGACAGATCCACACCATGCAATTTTTTGATAACAGGAATATCAAACCCTATTATGTTGTGTCCTATTAATCTGTCTGCTTTTTGAAGTAACTCAAGACCTGACTCCAACTGGTGAGGAGCAAACATATAAATCTTGCCAGAGTCAGAATCTTGAGCCACAATGCACCAAATCTTTGTTGCTTTAAGATCGTCAGTTTCTATGTCAAATATTAAGTCCATACTGGTTGTTCCGTTTCTTTTGCAAAAGAATCTAATTCCAGCTCAGACAAGCGGCCAGTATGCTTATCATAGAATAAGCTGGTTGCATATCCTACGTCACCTGTGTATCTGGATTTCAAAACTCTTAATACTGTAGTATTAGATTCTTCTGGATCATCTGATTGTTGGTTTCTTTCTAAAGCAATGACACAATCACTTAATTGTGCTATGCCTTGACTGCCTCTTAAATGGCTCAGATTAACTTGAATGCCGTCTTCGTGTCCTTTATTACCCATAACTCTTCTTAGATGAGATACTAAAATAATCCCTACTCCAGTTTCTTCGACAATACTTCTTAGTCTGGTCATGATCGCATCAATAGCTCTACGTTCATCGCCTTCTGTTACTGAGCTAACCAACATATGTAAGTGATCTATGATAATCCATTTGCAATTACATCCTATAATCATAAATCTAAGCTTAGAAAATATTTCTTCTATGTCACTTGTTCCGAAATGTGCATGAATCCATAATTTATTTTCACCATCTTCATCGGTCAGCACATCAAAAAAACTATTTATTTCTTCTTTGGAATATCCGTCTCTTACTTGATCTATATACAACCTTGCATTAGCTTCAATAGATAAAATTCCATCTACTGTTCTTCTCCAATCCTCTTCTAAAGATATAACACCTACGTTGTCTTTGGTTGTTGTAATAAGCCAATGCTCTAACTCACGAGTAACGCTAGACTTACCTAAACCTGTGCCACCTGTAAAAGTTAGTAAACTTCCTTGTTGTAATCCATATAGCTTCTTGTTCAAGCCCTCCCAAGGAAAAGGAACAGTATCTCTCTTTTCCCTGTTGTGAAACTGCTCTCGTTTCTCAGAAATATTCAGGACTCCAGTTGGAGTATAAATCTTTGCTGCCCAAAAACAATCCAAAAATTTCTTGTGTGCATTTGCTTTAAGCATATCGTTTGGATCGTTAAACCCATCAGGAAGCCGCATTATTTTTGCTTTTCCTGGTCTTAGTAACCTAGCTACTTTCTTTGATGCTTGCTTTCCTTGTTTGTCATTGTCAAAACAAATTATTACATTATCAAACCCTTCTACAAATTCAAGGCTATTCTTAATGTCTTGTTCTGCATTACCTGCACCATGCCTTATAGAAACCGCAGACCACTTACTTCCCATTAATTCGTAAGCAGCCATCGCATCACATTCACCCTCGGTGATAGTTAAATATTTACTTTTTTTGAATAACTGTTCACCAAACAAACCTATGTCTCTTTGTGTTCCTTCCCAAGAAAATTTCTTGGTGCTAACGTGCCTTGTTTTTGTAGAAACTCTTTCACCGTTATCATCGTAGTAAGGATATAAATGTTTAGAAACTGCTCCGTTTCCAGACTGAATAACTTTCACTCCGTACTTACGAGCAGTTTTCTCAGATATTTTTCTGTCGGTTAGTGCTGAATAGGTTGATACAATATCATTGTTGCTCATTGGTTGTTGGCCAGGATTTGCAGCAAGATGAATTATTTCTTTCTCAAGGTCAATTATTTCTTTCTCAAGGTCATAGACAATTCCCTTTTCATGTTTCTTGCGGAAACCACAACTGAAACAATATCCTGAACCGTCTGCGTTTATTGCATAACATTTTTTATGTCCACATGAAGGACATTCCAAATGTGTTTGCACAAAACCATTTTCTTTTTTTTCTTTCATTGTGTTTGCTCTCCCCAATGTTAAAAACTCTTAACCTACCACATCCAACCGAAGTTTACCTTAACCACCCTAACCATAGGTACTTCTTACCTGTAGACTTCATCAAGCAAAGGCATAACAAGAACGCAAAAGAATATTACGGTTGCTTGTTATTTATAGCTTTAAAACTTGATGAGTCAGAAATCAAGGTGTGATTCAATTCACTCAGTCTTCTTCAGGCGGAAACGCATCAGTTTCTTCGATGTCTGGAACATCTGCTTCTTCTTCGTCTTCTACACCTGCATCAGCATTGACAATACTAATAATACTGCTCGTAAAAGAGGTTAATCCTGCGTTGACTTCTTCCAAGTCTAATACAAGATTTACTTTCTTTTGGTTCAAGCGTTGAATTCTACCAAAGATAGCTTGACCATCTTCAGGTAAGTCTTCAACATTTATTTGCACATCATCAATAGTGATGAAAGGCTTTGGGTTCTGTACTTCTTCTTTCATTTTATATTTTACCTATAGTTAAAATTAAAATTCTTCGCCATCATCAGGCAAAGGATCATACTCAACGAGTTCTACAACTTGGACTCCTTGAAGTTCCAGGAATTTGCCAAATTGATTCTCGTATCCTCTGTATTGAACAACGACATCAGAACCATTGCCGATTCTATCAGTAAAAGGTTCTTTGTCTTTGTCAACACAAATAGGAACTGGATTGATTGTTCCATCGTTTCTTTCGTAACGTCTTTTCATTACTACGACTTTACCATCGTCAGTTTCCCGAACTGAGTAACCGTCTGCTTCAAACTGAGAAGCTTGTTCCTCATCAACCACCACAGTTATTGTGTAGTTGTGAGGCTCGAATCTTGTTTGTGGAGTTGTTACACTTGCCCACATTGCTTTACCATTTACTGTTGCCATCTTATTTTACCTCGCTTGTCATATGATGATAGTATTTCAAAAAGAGAAAAAGGATCTGTTCTATACTCGTTTATCACGCAGAGTGGCTTTCATATAGAAGTGGCCTCCTCTGGTAGAGTGCAGGAAAGAATTACTTGTCTTCCTCTTCTGTGACAAACCTTTTTCAATTTTAAATACATGAGGCTAATTATACCATAAAACACCTTGAAATAACAGCTATTTGTTATCTTTGGCCAGGATATTCAGTATGTGACAAATAACTTCAATTGTCCATCCATTTCCTAACATCTTATATCGTTGTGTGTTTGATACTCCCTCGGTGAAGTTATCCTCTACTGTTTGGAGTCTTTCACATTCTAAAGGTGTGAGCTTACGCCAGTAAAGTTCTTTATCTTCGATGATCTCTAATATATGTTCTTTGGTCATTGATGTAGTCAAACAGTTAGCTTTGTTATCTGCTCTAGGTACTAATTCTTTACCTCTACGTGGTGACCAATCCTTTCCAGTTTTTTTCATGTGTTCTTTTCTAATTCTTTTTGCTTCTTCTGTTCTTCTTTCGGTCATGGCCTTGACTACCAATTGTCTTCTTTTCTTTTTGAAGTACCCTCTGACATTAGTTCCTTTGTAATAATTAGCATCCAAACAATAGCTCTTATCTCTTTCGCTATCAAAACCATCTTCGAGAACATCCTTTAGAATCAGGCCTCTATCTTCTGGTTGTTCGATGCCAGGAATATTAGTCCAATAGTATCGTTGTCTGTTTTGTGCGCTTACTAATGCGCTATTAATAAAGATTGGTTCAATTCTTCGAGCAGCATCAAAAAAATTAGCTTGTCCAGGAATGTCACCTTGTTCTGGATAACACTCAGATACTTGCTGCGTAATCACATCGAGATATTCCTTTTTCATGCGTACATTTTCCAATAAGAAATATTTAGGCTTGCACTCTTTTAGCAACCTAATAAACTCGAAAAACAATGCTGATCTAGGATCGTCAAAGGCCAACTTGGATTGACTTGCAAAACTAAATCCTTGACATGGTGAACCTGCCAATATCAAATCTATTTTTGGTAAGTCTTCTGCTTTTATATCACAAACATCACCTAACTGTATCGTGTTAGGGTAGTTCTTTTGTGTGATCTTTATAGCGTACTTGTCTATCTCGGATGCAAAGTAGTTGTCTACATTCACACCTAAACGATCTAGTGCTTGTTGACCGCAGCTCATACCGTCAAACAAGCTCAGTACATTCATTCTTTCTTATCCGCAAGCCATTGTTCGATACCATCATCGTAGGTTTCTTCGCTAACTTGAATCTCGTTGAAAAAGAATTTCATTCCTTTCGATGTAGAAGTAAACTCATCTATAGTTTTTCTTGTGGTAGTTGGATTCTTTAGTAACTGGAGAACAAAGTATCTTACAACTTCGGTAAGTTCTTTTCTAGAAATCATCTTCTTTGCTTTTGTTGTGTTGTGATATTTCTGTCCAAGGTTTAATCTTTGATCATCGTCTATTTCGATTGAGATGTTTGTTTTCATGGTTTCCAACCATCCCAAATGACAGCAAATACACCAATCACTAGTGCAACTGTTCCAAATATAGGTGTAAAGAGATACATTAGTTCTGGAACATTCCTGGCAGTTTCTATTAGTAAGTAAAGGCCTGCATATGCCAGAGCAATTCCGCTTCCTCTAAATAAGAGTGCTAGTACATAATTTTCCATACGTTTATCCTCGCTTCGTTAAGTTAAATTCATTTACTATTCTTAGAAGTTTCTCTTCTAACAATTCTTTTTCAATCTTTTCAATTCGCTTTAGATTCGAGTTGTTACCTCTATCCTTAATAGGCTCTCTATCTTGGTAAGCTTGATCTACTAGGTTGTCAAAATTATCCATGTGTTTAAACTCCTTGTGTCATATGCTCGTAAGCATCAGGACACTTCTCGATAAGCTCACCACAAGCACATATCCTGGCCTCTAGTTCTTTTAAGGTTGGATCTTGGTTAGGTGCGCTATCGTATAATTCAAAACGATCTTCAGCTATCTTCTGCAAGATATAATCTCGATCATCATCTGCGTGTAGGCCTGTTTCAAAAGCTATTCGATTGATCTCATCATCATCTATCAAACCTTTTTTATCGTCTTCGATGGCTCTTTCGTATAGATTTTCCAAAGCCATTGCATTATGTAGGTTACTCATACTACTAGCTCCCTTTTTTCTATTAAATAAACTCTGTATTCTGTAGCGTAGCGGATAGGTAAGTCTTGATCGTAACCTCTAGCACCTAAACCATCTGCAATGGCATGTTCTGCTCTGTTACCGTTAGCTCTCACTCTCAAATAACATTTGTTCCTGTTAAGGTTTTCTCTTAGTTCTGCAAGAAAAAACTTTCCTTTTGCATCTGCTTTGACTTTAAAATCGTATCTCATGTTCATGCTCCTGCTATGTAGTCGTAAGGTTTGTTCCATCTGCCTACAGACAAGTCGATATAGTAAGCAGTACAAAAATAATCAATTTGTGAATTGCTATGATCGAACCATTTTCTATCTGGAGCAGTTTTAATAATGTTCATAACCTTTTCAAACAATTCTTCATGCTCTTTGTATTGATATAAATGAAATTGGTTGATAGGAATGTGGTAGTTGTCGTTTCCTCTTCTGCCATACCATCTTATATCTCTAAAATCAACATCACCTTTAACGATAGAAACATTGACTGAATAGCTACCTGCTCCTTTACGGACACTAAATTTTAAATTGGGTAACTCTTCTTTTAGTTTGTTTCTTATCTGCTTTGTTTCTTCTGCTGTTATGTAGGCCACTATTTTTCTCCTTCTTCTTTTTTAGTTCTTGTTGCCATTGTTGTTGTTGTATTTAACCATGTTACCAGATTATATCATAAAACCGTAAGGATATATATATATTTTCTATATCTCCCAGGAACTAGCTCTAACAATGTTGGTTTGCGCTCCGACAGGTCTATTTATGATGATAGTAATAATTGGCCAGGATTTATGCATAGCCAAACTGACAACCCTATAACTATTATAAGTCCAGGAATAGGCTAATATTAAAATTGCTTTAAAAATTTTTACAATTTTTCTCCTCTATTTATCTATTAATTAATTAACACAACATAGAACCTCCAAAATGGCTCATATTAACGATTGTTTTATGTTTAGGATACTTAGGTATTAATAAGGTCATGAAGGCCTAAAAATTAGGCCAACCATGCAACTAGTAATAAACCTATAAGAATAATTAATGGCGATAGTGCCAGGAATAAAACAAAATGTAAGTTGGGCGTAAAATCTGAGTGCTTATATCTGCGTTTTTGTTTTTTCTCTATTAGTTTAATTCTCATTATTTTTATACTCTAATTCTTCCTCGGTTAAGGCCGCTATTTTTACATCCTCTTTTAAAAATTTCTTATAACATTGTTTAAAAAAGAAATTCCTTTGAAGTTTATTAAAATTTGGATCATCTTTTTCAAAATATCCAATTAAGTCAATGTACAAACTCCAAAAAAAGACGTTGGATTTATCTAACATGTTGTTATTAATTATCTCTGCTATAGCTTTATAATCTTGATTATTCATTATTATAATTCCTCTCTTATTATTAATTTATTAATTGTAAAATTCTCAAAATAGCCAGATATTGCTATAAAATTAAAATTTAGAGCTAAATATAGCCAATCTGAGACACTTTTAGACATAGAGTAATACCCTAGCATCCCTCTAAATAGTGTTTTATTGGTGATTAGCATCATTGTTTCATTGTTGCCAGGAATAGAAATATTTTTATAAATCATAATTAGCATCTAGAAAAAATGCTCTATCCTCTAAGGTTTGTTTTGAAACTTGTACCTTATCGGTAATTCTTTTTTCTTTTAATCCTATTACTTTAATCCCTTGATAGTCTTTATCATCGAATGGCCTAAAATCGTGGTTGTCTCCATCAACAACCTTTAATTTTATGTTATTGATTTTATGATGTTTAGGTAACTCATTATTAATTATAGAATCCCTTGAAAATGCTACTGCTATATTAAGGTTTTTAATTTTGTTTAAATGCTTAATATTTTTGGGATCATAACTGTATGTTAAATGATAGTTGTCAAGGTTCTTAATGTTTCTTTTATGATGTTTCGTATAGTCATAAACATTTATATCTATATCATTTTGTTTGAATGCTTCAAAAATTGTAGAGTAATTTTTTGTTTTGATTCTGATGTTGGTTAATTTATAAATCAGATTAGACAATGAATCATTTACAATTACATTATGCTTACAATGAAAGTAGTTACTTTTTTCAAAAAGTAAATCTGATGTACCGTTTAATCGCAACCCACAAAGGTAATTTCTATCTTTATATGATGCCAGGAATTGGCGATAATGCTTTATTGATTCTATGAATAGAACCTGCATAAACAATTCACTATTGAATATGTATAGTTTAGACCTATTTAGTCTGGCTTCATACTTGGGTTTAAGATAAGCAGGATTACCAGAACCATTTAAACAGTAGTTAGTGCATGAACCTGCGAATAGACAAAAGTTAATAGATGAAAGCATTTTTTTGAATACTTCAAACTTCATTAATTCTGGATATTTTGCAGCTATTGTTAATGGCGCTTGTTTCTCAGGTAATAGATAAAGAATGTTAGTCAATACTTTGGCCTTAGTTATATTTTTCTCTATCTTTTTATTAACGGTTGCACCACTAAGGATAGTATTAACACCGTAAACGGTTCTTAAATGTTCTTTTAATTGTTTTTGAGTATCAAAATTAAACATTGTTTTTTTGCCTTCCCTTTAATAGTGCATGAATTAATCTAGTTTCTTTTTTACCTATTTTTTTATTGAATCTATTGTTAGATTGTATTCCCTTATCTACTGATTTTTTATTATACCTAATCATTTTGTTTCCTCTCTTCTTTAATTTCTTTAAAAACAATATTAGTCCATTTTAATAATTCTTCTTTTTTCTTTAACCGTTCTTCTTTTTTCTTTTTTAGCTCTCTAACATTTTTGATTTTTTCAATTACAGGTATTGCTAACATTGGGATTAAACAACCCAACACAATGCCAAGGAAAAATCCAGACATTGTTGGATCAATTAAAGCTCCTAATCCATCCGAAATTGTATTACCTAATCCAGCTCCTAAAATGCCACCAATGCGGCCATTACCGCCTAATTTCTCATCAATACTAAATCCAGTATAAGCACCCGCCAATAATATGGCGTTATCCATAATTCCAAATACTAAACCATCCATAATTGTTATACCTCAATAATTAAGAATTAGTGAATACAGTCTAGGAAAATTAATTTCTAGTTTTCGCCATTCACCCGCAGTTAATGAAAATTCACAATAGTAACTTGTGAAATAATGATAATATAATACTTTTGGCAATATACGTATTATTACTTTTATGAGTAGTTTAATTATTTGCATGTTGCCATAAATCCACTAATAAGAAGGCCAACGGCAATAAAACTAAAAAAATAAATCATGATATTATTTACCCTCCAATACTTCAATTTCTCTTAAGCTATTGAGTGCATCAGAACTATATTTTCCCTGAGATTTTTTATTATTAAAATATATTCCTGCGAGGTGTAATGCACCCTTTAGTGATCCCGCCTCCATTTCAATAATTGCAGTTTGTGTGTCAGTTATTCTAATTTTGTAAATCATGATTAGGATGCCTCACTAATGATGATAGTACCGTTACCAACATACTTGGCATTGACGAATTCTACCGAGTTATCAAAAACAAGGCCTACTTTCGTATTTTGAATGTCAATAATAGGCCTTGGCTTGCCGCGCCTCATTGTTGCAGTAACTTTTCTTTTACCGTTGTCATCAAGTTTTAATATAAATACTGTTTTAGTATTACAACCATATGATTTAATGTCATCAGTATCTATGTTGTATCTAGTGCCAACACTAAAACCAGAATCATTTAAAAAGTTTGGATTTTCTATCCAGATACGTCTACCCTTTTTTGAATGCTTTAATGATGATTTATGACTTAGCATACCGCCTTTATCTCTTAACCTTTGTTTGGCCTTGTTAGCTTCATAATCTGAAAGTCTAAAGCCGCCAGTATCATGTTTGAAATTATCGGGTTGTTGTTGTTGTGTTGTGTTGTTGTTGATTGTTGCCATGATGATTACTTATCCTCCGTTGTATTATTGGGTTGTTGTTGTTGTTGTGATTGTTGTGATTGTTTTTTACCTTCATACTTATCAATTACAAATTGGAGATACTCTCCTAGTGTTTGAGTATCTTCTTTTGTAGACTCGCCAAATTTATCTAACTCTTCTAATGTTGTTGTTGTGATTGTTTGTATTGTCATTGACTGCACCTATTCATAAAAAAGTTATTACTACTATTAATAATAGTACACTATTGAAACAATATAGCAATAGGCAAACTCAATTAATTTGAAAAAAATAATTAACTCATTGTTGTAATTGATAAATTGGTGAAATTTTTTTAGCTCTACTTATTTATATAATTTTACATTTTCACAATTTACCAGTTTTTAAAATTCACTAGGAATATTTTAAAATTTTTAAAATTTGTAAAATCTGATGAATTTTTAAAAGTCAAATTTATTTTTTAAAATTTGTAAAATAGATTTGACTTTTGTTGTAACTTGTGCTAGGGTGCTGCAAGCTGTGGATAACCTGTGAATAAATTTTTGCCTGTGGAAAACCTGTGCATAAGTCGAAGGGGGGGTGGCAGGTAGCCATAGGGGGGGAGGGGTATATATATCTAGTGGTCGTACATTTTTACAAATTTTCAAAGGTTTACCAGATCTAAAAATCCGCCAGCATCCTTCTGTTGGTGGGTGACTTTTTATATAAATTTGTAAAATTTGTAAAATGTAACAATTAACTAATAATAAGAACTATTATGCTACTATTGCTACTATTGCTACCATTACTACTATGCTACCACTACTACTACTACTACTTCTTCTTCTTCTTCTTGCAGCTAGGGTTGCGGGGGGTGTTACTCCAGTATAGGTACAGATTTGAGTTTTGTCAAGTATTATTTGTAGTTTTTTTAAAAAAATAGCTTGACAAAGTTGTAAACCAGTCCTATAATGTATATAATAATGGTAAATACATATTTAACACCTCAAAAAAGAAATAAAGAACTTACTAAGAAACAAGAGAAGTTCTTGGATTGTTTGCTTATAACCAATGGAGACTTAAAACAAGCTGCAGAGTTAGCAGGTTACAGTAATGGTAGTCACTACCAGGTAGTAAAAGCTCTTAAAAATGAGATAATAGATTTTGCTACTGATGTATTGGCTAATAGCGCTCCTGAAGCGGCCTTTAAATTGGTTGAAATTATGAATACAAACAGGCCTATGCCACAAATAGCCAATAAACTACAAGCTGCGCAGGCTATTCTAGATCGAGTAGGTGTTGTAAAGAAAGAAAGACTGGATATTACACATAGTGCTGGCGGAGGTGTATTCATCTTGCCTGCTAAAAATACTGAAAAAGAAGTAATAGAGCATGAAGCATCATCATCATCATCACCATCAGAGTTATTACAAAATGATTTAGAACCAATAACTGAATGGGAAAATGAAGGTGGAAGTTAAAGAAAATGATGATAATGATATTGGGCTACAGATCCATACTTTACCAGCAGCAATAATGTTTGAGTGTCAACTTCCAGATAAATTAGTCAATGATTTGAATGAATACTTGGATGAATACAAAGAAGATCCTAATAGAAAGTCTTTATCGCATACGTTAGTTGGTCAGATCCATGAAGGTGAACAATTGCTAATGGATCATAAAGATAAAAGATTAGCAGACTATTACAAGTTCATTACAAGCATGGGTGTTTCTTATCTTAATGCTTTCGGTAATATTACAGGCATTCATCATCAAGGAAGAACGATAGATATAGACGAACTATGGTCAGTACATAGCTTTGAAGGAGACTACAACCCAATACACGATCATGGAACTAAAACACTAATGGGAATAAGCACAACATGCTGGACTAAAGTACCTGAACAAATAGGAAGTTTAGGAGAAATAGGAAAAGGAAAAGCAGACAACTATACTCTTTACAATTCTTCAGGTGCTTGTGATGGTTTCTTGGCTTTTACTTATGGTCTTAATCAGATATCAGATAGCGAAAAACTAAGACCGCCACAATCAATATCTTTGCAACCTATAGTCGGCAGACAATTGATGTTTCCTTCTTGGATGCAACATATGGTCTATCCGTTCTTCGGAGAAGGCGAAAGACGAACTGTAGCAGCTAATTTAAATTGTTGGGAGCAAGAGAAAAAGAAATGATGAAGTTTAATCCGATATGGATAGTATTATTATTATTCTTATCAGCAATAGTAATTAAAGAGTGGATGGCTCTACTTTAATATAGGATGTTAAATATTGATGCATTTATATTTATGTTACTTAATCTTATTGCTGCTTATCTTGTCTGGTTGCAGTAGTACCCAAGAAATGAGTGCAAAGACTCGTTTGTTTCTTACGTGTATTGATCGAGTCTATGATTATCAAAAAGAATGTATGTGTGATGTTTATCCTAAAGGCTATAGAAAAGAAGATTATTGTGATAACTGGACATTTTTAAGGATGCAAGGATACTTAGTACCTTTGGATATACCAGTAAGGAATTGATAATGACAGAAGTAATAAAAGATACTTTTGAAGTACGGATGACTACAAGAAAGTTAGTAGCTAACATCAAAAAGTTAGATAAAAGAATAACTGAAATAGAAAATAAACAAGCAGAACGATTTCCGCATCTGATAGAAAGATTAAATGATGTAGAACGTGCAATATTAAGATTAGAAAAACAATGATAACCCTAACAGATAAAGCGATACAAAAACTAAAAGAGTTTGTAGAACCTTGGGAAATAGTTAGATTAGCTGTTGAAGGCGGAGGTTGTAATGGATTTCAATACAGATTTGGAGTTCAATCCGATGAGGAAGTTGAAGAGGATGACCATATTACTAAAGCAACCGATGGAGTTAGATTATGTGTAGACTTTATTAGCTATGGTTATTTAGAAAACGTAGAAATAGATTTTGAAGAATCAGCGTTTAGTTCAGCTTTTAAAATAAATAATCCTGATACGAAGTCGACTTGTGGCTGTGGAAGTAGCTTTTCTTAAAAGATTAATTTATAAAAACGGAGGAAAAAATGAAAAAAAGAAACTATTGGTTCTATGGATTAAGTAGTTGGTTTAAAGATCGTTTTCTTTGTACAACTGAAATGGTTCGTGCAAGAAATGTAAAAGGTCAATATGTTGGAGATGATAAATCAACTCCTGATGTAAATGAAGCCTACGTAACTGTTCCGAAAAAAAGAAGCAAGAAAAAGAAAAAGTAGTGTTACAAAGAAATAACTATTATATAGTCTATCAACGATTAACTTTCAAAAAAGTTTTAATAAGATTTCTTGATTGGATAGTATCATACAATGAACGATAGAATTGTAATTAAAAATATAAAAGATGGAATGCAAGGTCTTTTTACTATTGAAAACTTTACAAATGGAAACATAGTATTAGTTCTAGAAGGAAACTATTTTCCGTATCCGACTAGAACTTCAATACAAATAGGAGATAAACACCTAGAACATTATGAGGGTGGACACGTAAATCATCATTGTGATCCTAACACGAAGGTAATTATTCCGAATTTTACATCGCCTTTTTTAGTAGCAATAAAAAATATTGAGATTGGCGAAGAAATTACTTTTGACTACGAAAGTACAGAAGAGGAACTGGTATCTCCGTTTAAATGTGAATGTCATGGAAGATTAATAGTTGGATATAATGTATTCCAAAGAGTATGAAAAGCTTATTAGAAAAAACAATATTACTAAGAAAACGGACAAGTTCTACTATTCCTTTTGGATATGAACTTTCTGAAGAAGATTCTCATTACTTAGAACCTGTTGAAAAACAAATTGAGGCTCTCGAAGCCGTAGAAGAAATGATTGTAAATGAAGAGATTTCTTTGCGTGATGGTTGTTACTGGTTAGAAGACTACACAGGAAGAAAACTAAGCCCTGCTGGATTAAAAAAAATTATAGATAATAAATATGGAACAAGACCAGAAAGACTCGGATTCACCACAGTCTAAAAAGAAAAAGGCAGGTAGACCTAAAGGATCTAAAAGTAACTATAATTATCATAGTAAGACTAAAGCAAAAATAAGTGCTAGACGTTCTGTAAAAGCAAAAGAAAAGAGAATAAAGAAACTACAAGCGCAAATCCACAATCAAAAAAGTTCTTTAAAAAAACAAAAGAAAGTATTAAATAAAATTGATACTAAGACAGACAACAAAATTGTATCAGATACTGATTTAGATTCTCTTCCTCCTACAGTACAAGCTCAAATAAAACAAGAAAACGTAGTCTTTCATCCTAATGAAGGACCACAGACAGAGTTCTTGGCAGCACCAGAAAAAGATGTTCTTTACGGAGGTGCTGCAGGTGGTGGTAAGTCCTATGCAATGCTAGTAGATCCGTTGCGCTATGCGCACAAGAAAGCGCACAGAGCGTTGATTTTAAGAAGATCTATGCCAGAATTACGAGAACTAATTGATAAATCTCGTGAACTTTATCCGCAAGCTTATCCAGGATGTAAGTTTCGTGAAGTTGAAAAGCTATGGAACTTTCCAAGCGGAGCTAAAATAGAGTTTGGCTTTTTGGAACGAGATGCAGATGTTTATCGCTATCAAGGACAAGCATATTCTTGGATAGGTTTTGATGAAATTACTCATCTTCCTACTGAGTTCGGTTGGAATTATCTTGCTTCTAGGTTGCGAACAACGGACTCAAGTATAGAAACTTATCTTCGTTGTACTGCTAATCCAGGTGGTGTGGGCGCACAATGGGTTAAAAAAAGGTATGTAGATCCTATAGATCCGAACAATTCTTTTATTGGAAAAGATGGACTTTCACGTAAGTTTATACCAGCTAGGTTGGAGGATAATCCGTATCTTGCTCTAGATGGTAGATACGAACAAATGCTTAAAGCGCTTCCGCCAGTTCAGAGAAGACAATTATTAGAGGGAAATTGGGATGTAGCGGAAGGTGCTGCATTTGTTGAGTTTGATCCAAAAGTACATATTGTTTCTCCTTTTTACCTTCCTATAACATGGGAACGAGTCAAAGGAATAGATTACGGTTATGCTTCAGAGAGTTGTTGTCTGTGGGGATCAGTTGATAGAAGTGATGGAACTCTAGTAATTTACAGAGAATTATATAGAAAAAACTTGACAGGACTTGATTTAGGTCGTATAATAACAGAAATGGAGATAGAAGATCCGTTTTCAGTTCAAGGAGTCTTAGATACGGCTGCTTGGGCTAGGACAGGAACTACTGGACCGACTGTTGGTGAGACACTTCAACAGTTAGGTCATAAGCTCAGAAGAGCAGATAAAAATAGAATACAGGGTAAAATACAAATACACGAATACTTAAAGTTGCAGCAAAGCGGTAGACCACGATTACAAATATTTAATACATGTCCTAACCTGATACGCGAACTTCAAAGTATTCCGTTGAGTAAAACTAGACCTGAAGACGTAGACACGAATGCATCAGATCATGCATACGATGCTTTACGTTATCTTATTATGAGTAGACCAAGAATTACTGATCCTCTTGAGAGGATGCGAAACTTAAAACGAGAATCAATATATAAACCAGTAGATCCTGAGTTTGGGTATTAAAAAAAAGAATGGCAGAACAAGAAAACAAAAACGAAAACACTTTCTTAGAAAATTCTGATAATATCTTTTTTGAAGATGTTACAGGAGAACAAGGTAAAAGCCTTGTATTAGAAGAAGCTCAAAAACTAACATTAGTTGGAACAATACAAAAGCGTTTTACAAATGCAGAAACAGCACGAATACCTAATGAATCAAGATGGTTAGCTGCTTATCGAAATTATAGAGGCTTATACGATAAAAAAATAAAATTTAGAGAATCCGAAAAATCTAAAATATTTGTCAAAATTACTAAAACAAAAGTATTGGCAGCTTTCGGACAACTTGTAGATGTTGTCTTTGGTACAGGTGGTAAATTCCCTATAGGAATCTCAGAAACAAAAATGCCTGAAGGAGTTTCTGAGTTTGCGCATTTAGACATACAGAATCCAGTTCCAGGAATTGAAACTACTCCTCCTGAACTGGAAGAAGAAGAACCTGTTGTTGAAGAAAATCCTTTTGATGTTGGATACGAAGGAGACGGAAAAACTTTAAAACCAGGTGCAACATTTACAAATGGAAAGTTTATAGAAGAAGAAGCATCGCAGTTTTTGGTAGCTGGTTTATCTCCTATTCCTGAACTTCCTGAAATTAAACCTGCTCAAAAGGCAGCAAGACGAATGGAGAAATTAATCCATGATCAAATTGATGAGTCTAAAGGTTCATCTGAGATTAGAAATGCACTTCTTGAGGCAGCCTTATTGGGTACAGGAATAGTTAAAGGACCATTTAATTTTAATAAAACTTTGAATCGTTGGGATGAAAATGAAGAAACAGGCGAAAGAGAATATAAACCAATAGATGTAAGAGTTCCTAGAATAGAATTTGTAAGTCTTTGGGATTTCTTTCCTGATCCTTCGGCAACTAATATTGAAGAATGTGAATATATATTCCATAGACACAAACTAAATAAAAGTCAACTAAGATCTTTGCGCAAGATGCCTTACTTTGATAATGATGCAATTCGTGATTGTCTTATGATGGGTGCAAATTATGAAAGCAAATACTATGATACTCAATTAAAAGAAGAAGATAGTAACGAAGAATATGGTTCAGATAAATACGAAGTCTTGGAATATTGGGGAATTATGGATGCTGAGTATTTACGAGAAGCTCAAATTGATGTACCTGAGAATATAGACGATCTTGATGAATTACAAATTAATGCTTGGATATGTAATGGAAAACTTCTTCGCGCAGTTGTAAATCCGTTTACACCCAATAGAATTCCTTATCATTCGTTTCCTTATGAACGAAATCCGTATAACTTCTTTGGTATAGGTGTTGCAGAGAATATGGATGATTCACAACAAGTGATGAATGGTCATGCAAGAATGGCTATTGATAATCTTGCATTAGCAGGATCATTAGTTTTTGATGTAGATGAATCTGCACTCGTTGGTGGACAATCAATGGAAATATATCCAGGAAAGATATTCCGAAGACAAGCTGGAATGCCAGGACAAGCAGTACATGGATTAAAGTTTCCGAATACTGCGCCTGAGAATATGATGATGTTTGATAGATTTAGACAGCTTGCAGATGAACAGACAGGTATTCCTTCATACTCACATGGACAAACAGGTGTGCAAAGTATGACAAGAACAGCATCTGGTATGTCAATGTTACTTGGTGCAGCTAGTTTAAATATAAAAACTGTCGTAAAGAATTTAGATGATTTCTTACTCAAGCCTTTAGGTGAAGCATACTTCCAATGGAATATGCAATTTATGGAAGGAAAGTTAGGAATCGTGGGTGATTTAGAAGTTAAAGCAATGGGAACAAATAGCTTGATGCAGAAAGAAGTAAGAAGTCAGAGATTGACTACTTTCTTACAGACTGTACAAAATCCAGCTATTGCTCCATTTGTTAAGATTTCTAAATTAATTAGTGAACTTGCCTATAGTTTGGATCTTGATCCCGATGAGATACTTAATGATCCAGAGGAAGCAGCTATTATGGCAAAAATTATAGGAATGCAACAAAATGTTGGACAAGAAACTGGCACAGAAACTCAAGCCGTTGGCGAACAACCGCCAGCTATGGGAGGCCCTCAAGGAACACCTGAACAACCTCAAGCTCTTGGAGTTACAGGCACTGGTGGTGGCAACATCGGAACAGGAAATGTTCCGTTGCCAGGGGAAGATCAATTCTCTGGTACGGTTGGAACAGCTTAAAGAAACGGTGCAAGAAGCACTAGATAGAAAAGAGGAAAAATAAATGGCTACAGGAATTAAAGCTATAATAAGTAATTTATTACCAAGCTTATATAAAAATGTTAAAAAAACCGATGTAAAAAATCCGTTAGATTTTGGATATAACCCTTCTTATCTTTATAAACCTAAACCAAAAAAAACAATGACAATTCCTAATTTGTTAGGAAGAGAACAACTTAATGAGGGTACACAACCTGATTATGAAGAACCTGATTATCAAGAATTAATAAATAAGGCTGCTCAATACAACATTTCTGCTGGTGCTGAAGGTTGGTTTATGAGAGATTTGGAACAGAATAAACATGAAGATGCTATAGCTATATCTCTAAGTACTTTTGAATTTGAAGAAAAAAGTAAAGAGGATGTATTATCAGATATAAATGAAACAATAGAAAATATAAAAGCTATAGAGAGCGCAAAGCAACAAGAAGATCCTACTGGTGAAGATGTTGGTGCAAATCCATTAGAAGAAGAAATGCCAAAAGTATATAGAAAAGGAAGTCAAGAAGGTGGAGAAATAATAAATGAACAAATGGGTGAATTAATGCCAGAAGAAGAGACAATTCCTTTAGAAATTGAGGAAGAACCAATAGAAACAATGCTTCCAGACGAAGAAATGGAAGGTAATTATGTAGATTTCATAATTGATGAAGCACTAGATGAAGAAGAAGAACAGTACCTTTTGGACAGACTTAGCGGAGATGATCAATTAAGCATGATCTTCGATAAGGTTGTCGAAACGGCATCTGAATTTGCAGGTTCTGGACTTGTTGAAGGTCCAGGATCAGCCGTTTCCGATTCGATACCCGCAAGGTTATCGGATGGAGAGTTCGTTATGACTTCTAAAGCAGCTAACCAAATCGGTCCAGATAACCTACAAGGTTTAATGGAAGTAGCCGAAACGGAAGCTGACCAAGAAGAAGAAAGACGAACAGAACAAGCTGGTGGATATGTTCAGGAAGAAGATGTAGAAGAAGAAGCAGTTCAGCCTATAGTCTCCGAGAAAGTTTTACCTACAGGCAGAATATTGCCTGAAAGTGAAGTTTCAAAGAGAGCAAAGGCGAATGCAGATATTTTAAATCCTCGAATGAGCCTGTTCGCTAGTTAATTAATCGTAGAGCGACCTGCTATAGTCAAGCAGCACTCTACATAACTTAAAAAAGTAAAGACCTTTTAGAGCTACCTTGTTTTATACAAGCCCTTATAAAGAAGACGTTCTCGGAATAAGCGACCTTTAAATAAGAAACAAGCCCGAAGGAAGGAGAGTAAAAAAATGACTGATAATGAAAATGTTGCTTCTAGTGAAGAAGCACAAGAAAATAGACCAGTACCTAATCCGTATAACTTGAAAAAATCATGGCATACGGATGATGTTATGCCTACAGGTGGTGTTGAAACTGCTGATAGTTTATTTGTTGCACCTCAACCTGCTCAACAAGAAGAGGAAGAGAGCGACCAACAAGAAAGACCAAAAGCACAGAAAGCAAAACCTTATACAAGACCTAACTATAAAAAAAGGTACGATGACTTGAAAAAGCATTACGATTCTAAGCTAAACGAGTTTAGAAGTAGAGAGCAAGAACTTATAAATGAAGCAACTGCTTCACGACCTGAGTATAAAGCTCCTAAAACTTTAGAAGAACTCGAAGATTTTAAAGCTCGGTATCCAGATGTTTACGATGTTGTTGAAACTGTTTCACATTTACAGAGTGAAGCCAAGACTGAAGAGTTACAATCTCAGTTGAGTGTTTTACAAGAACGTGAATCAGCAGCCATAAGAAGAGAAGCAGAGTCTGATTTGTTGAATAAACATCCTGATTTTGCAGCTATTCGAGATAGTGATGAATTTCACGATTGGGCAAAATCACAACAAGAAGATATTCAAGCATGGGTTTATAATAATCCACATAATGTCGGTTTAGCAAGTCGAGCAATTGATTTATTTAAACAGGATATGGGATTAATAGGTGCAGGATCACAGAACAAACAGACTCAAAGGAAGTCTAATATGAGTTCCAACTCAAAGGCTGCTGACATGGTTTCTACGAAGACTACAACAGTAGATACCAATCTAGGACAGCCTAAAATATGGACTCAAGAGGAGATCGCTGCTTTACCTATGGATGAGTATGATCGTCTCGAATCCGAGATAGATCGTGCTGTAGAAGAAGGTAGAGTGCGTGTTTAATATTAATCTTTAACAATTAAAGGTAAATAAAATGGCTTATAATCAATCAGACGCTCTATTTGAGCCGTCAACTGATACTGATGCCAACTTTGCGAACTCCGTAAGTGGACAGACTAATGCATTCTTTATGCCGAAGGTTTATTCCAAGAAGGTACTTAACTTTTTTAGAAAAGCCTCGGTTGTAGAAGCAATTACGAACACCGATTATTCTGGTGAGATTTCCGCTTTCGGAGATACTGTACGTATTATCAAAGAACCAACGATTACTGTTTATCAGTATGAACGTGGTGCTGACATAACGCAAACAAAGTTGACTGATGCCGAAGAAACCCTAACTGTTGATGTAGCTAACGCCTTCAAATTCAAAGTTGATGATATTGAGAAATCAATGTCTCACGTGAATTGGAAAGAAGCAGCCTCTAGTGCTGCTGCTTATGCATTGAAAGATGCATTTGATGCAGGCGTAATTGCTGAAATGTTTAGTGGCGCATCTACTTCCTCACCTGATCATGTGATCGGTTCGGATAGTTCAAGTACTGATTCTAGCATGACTCATGCAACCAACTCTGTTGATTTGCTGGGTGCTGATGGAACTGGTGTTGATGCCCTAAACCTCATGGCAAGAATGGCACGTTTACTAGATGATCAAGACATCCCTGAAGAAGGTAGATGGTTTTGTGCTCTTCCTAATTTTTATGAAGAGTTATCAGCATCTGGTTCTAAACTCATGTCAGTAGACTACAACGCAGGAATGGGTTCGCTTCGCAACGGCTTAGTATCAAGTGGAAAACTACGTGGTTTTAATATGTATAAATCCAATAATATTGCTGCAACGTCAAATGCGACAGGCAAATGTATTGCTGGACATATTAGTTCTACGGCTACAGCCCAAGCTATCACACAAACTGAGGTTCTTCGTGATCCGTCCAGTTTTGGTGACATCGTAAGAGGTTTGCACGTTTATGGTGCAAATGTTCTTCGTAGTGAAGCTATAGTCGCAGCTTTCTATTTAGTTGACACTTCATAATAGAAGTTTAAAGCAAAATGGTATGTGGGAAAGAAATTTAAAAGTTTACTTTCCCCATACTTAAAAGAGAGAATATATGCCACAAGTAGGAACAGAACAAAGACCTTTAATCTTAAAGAATAAGAAGAAAGGCAACAGAAAATTAGGTTTATCTGCTAAGTTTTATAACAAAGAAGATAAACAAAAATATAGTACAGGCTGGGATAGAATTTTTGGTAAGAATGGAAAGAATCAAAAAAATTATACTCGTCAAAAAACATAATAGGAGTTAATCATCATGCCAAAAGGTATAGGATACGGAGAAGGAGTTGGTACAGCCGAATATAAAAACATTGAAGAAATGGAAGGCTACTACGAAAACTCTGAAGACAAACAGAATAGAGAAGCAGACGAACAACAAGAGATTGCTGTAGCAGAATAACAATGGCAACAACTTATTTACAATTATCAAATGAGTTATTGCGTGAATCAAATGAAGTTGTATTAACCTCTGCAAATTTTTCAAGTGCTGTCGGTATACAGCAGCACGTTAAAGATTGCGTAAATAGAGCATATCACGATATAGTTAGCTCAGAACCTCGTTGGTCATTTTTAGCAACAGGTGAAAGTGGATCAACAGATCCGTTCTACGGAAATGTCTATGTTGAAACTGTAGCAGGAACTCGTTGGTATGAACTAAAGGCAGCTTCTAGTGCAGTAACTACAGACTACGGAGCAGTTAATTGGGATGATTTTTATCTGACAACTATTGGAGTTAGTGGAGCATCTGCTCCTTATGTAAGCAGGAATCTTCCTTTTAAAATACTTGAAGATTGGAAAGACTTTAGACGAGAAGCAGAAAATATAGATGATGCTGATGCTCAAAATTGGGGCCAACCCAATGTTATTTTCAGAAGTACAGACGGAAGAAAGTTTGGATTAAGTCCTATTCCTAAAGAGATTTATAGAGTGTGGTACTTTGCTTGGGATTTACCTACAGCATTGAGCGCACATGGAGATGCAATTGTATTTCCAGATATGTATACAACAGTTTTATTGGCAAGAGCTAGATATTATATGTGGCAATTTAAAGATAATCCACAAGCATCAGCTTTTGCATTAGATGATTATAAAAAAGGTTTAAGACAAATGAGATCCAATCTTTTAAATCCTATACCTAAATATATGACAGACGATAGAGTAAGAGTAGCATAACGATATGGCACAATCACAACCATTTGCATTAGCTTGTCAAGGAGGCTTGAATAAAGTAGCAAGCCAATTGGAGTTACTTCGTACTCCAGGTGAAGCTACTCGTTTGCAAAATTTTGAAGTTTCTACAACAGGTGGTTATAGACGTATTAGTGGATATAGCCAATTTGGAGATGGAACAAGACCAAATAGTGCAAACCCAATTTTAGGACTTAAAGTATATGCAGACGGAGTAATTGCTTGTTCAGGAACAAATATATATTTTAGCCAAGACGGAGATAGTTGGTTACAAATAAATATGGCTAGTGTTGCAGGTGGCGGAGACAACTATAGTACATTTACAGGTCGTAGTGCTGCAGCAAGAACATCACAAGGTCAAGCAGATTTTACAATTTTTGAAGGTGCTACAGATTATGGTGAGTTAATTGTAACAGATAAAGGTACAGGAGTCAAACCATTCTACTTTAAGATGACAGGTACAGGCTCTGCATTAAGTAGTAGAACCTACTATGCAAAAGAAATAACAGTAAGCGGTACAGAATATCCTAAATTCTGTGTAATTCATGATAAGCATTTAGTTGTAGCAGGCGCAGGAACATCACCTAATACTATATATTATAGTGGAACAAGTGATATAGATGATTTTACTACTAGTGGATCAGGAAGCATTTTACTAGATGATCAAGTAGTTGGTTTAAGAAGCTTCCGAAATAATTTAATAATTTTCTGTAGAAATAGTCTTTATAAATTAGAAAATATTAATAATTCTTCTACGATTACAGTAACACCGATCACTAAGAATATTGGTTGTTTGGATGGCGCAAGTATTCAAGAAGTAGGAGGACAATTATTATTTTTAGCACCTGATGGTATTCGTACTGTAGCAGGAACAGCAAGAATTGGTGACGTAGAACTTGGTTCTTTAAGTAGAAAGATAGTACCTATTTTTACAGATATTGCTGCTGGTATAGATTCATATAATATTAGCAGTGCAGTTATTAGAAAAAAATCACAATATAGATTATTTTATGGTGGCTCTGGTACAGCAACAAAAGTATCTCAAGGAGTTGTAGGAACATTAAGAATAAATCCAGAAGGAGGAAGCCGTTTCGAGTGGGCAGAACTACTAGGCATACAAGCAAGCCAAGGTTTTACATCAGGATATGATGTAGATAATGTAGAAAAAATATATCATGGAGATTATACAGGATATGTATATAATCACGATACAGGAGATCAATTTAATCCAGCAGGAACAGCTACTAATATTGATGCAGAATATGAATCACCAGATATAGATTTCGGAGATTTAGGAACACTAAAAACTTTAAAATATGTAAAAATATCAATAAGTCCAGAAGGAACAGTACAGCCTTCTTTGAGAGTTCGCTATGATTATGAAGATACAAACATTCCGCAACCAGGAGATTATACATTAACTTCGATTCCTAGTCCTGCAATATTTGGATCAGGAATTTTTAATACAAGTGTTTTCGGTGCTGCTGCAACCCCAATGACTAGACAAGCAGTACAAGGAAGTGGAAATACTGCAAAATTTAGAATATTTAGTGATGATCAAAACGGATCATACAGAATTAACGGATTATATATAAATTATGAACCATCAGGTAGGAGATAAATAGATGACTTTAACGTATACAAGGCAGAGTTCATTTAGTGATGGCGATACCATTACTGCAGCTTTGTTTAATGACGAATACACTCAATTAGTAAATGCTTTTGCATACTCAACAACTTCGTCTTCAACTGGACATCAACATGATGGAACAGCAGCAGAAGGCGGTAATGTTCATACGATTGGTGACTTAGACTTTTTAAATAAGATAGTTGCAGATAGCACGAATAATCGATGGGGAGTATTTGTAGAAGTATCTTCAGCAGCAGTAGAACAAATTAGAATTTCTGATGGTGTTATATCACCAGTAACAGATAACGATATAGATTTAGGTACAAGCTCTCTAGAATTTAAAGATCTTTTCATAGATGGTACTGCACATATCGATACACTTGACGTAGATGTAAATGGTACAGTAGCAGGAACTTTTGGAGTTACTGGAGCTACTACACTATCAAGTACTTTAGCAGTCACAGGAGCTGTCACAGGCTCAAGCACATTACAAGGAACAACGATAACAGCTACTACAGCTTTTGTGCCTGATGCATCCGATGGTGCAGCACTAGGTACATCTGCACTTGAGTTTAGTGATTTATTCTTAGCCGATGGAGCAGTCATAAATTTTGGTGATGATCAAGATATAACATTAACACATTCAGCAGATGCTGGATTAACAACTAATGGTACTTTCCAAGCAACAACAATAACAGCTACTACAGCTTTTGTACCCGATGCATCTGATGGCGCAGCACTCGGTACAAGCGCATTAGAATTCTCAGATTTATTCTTAGCCGATGGTGCAGTAATAAACTTCGGAGATGATCAAGATGTATCATTAACACACGTAGCCGACACAGGAATTCTTCTTTCAAGTACTGACCAACTTCAGTTTGGTGATTCAGGTACTTATATTTATCAATCAGCCGATGGTGTCTTAGACTTAGTATCAGATACAGAGATTGAATTAACTGCAACTACTATTGATATTAATGGTAACGTAGACATTTCAGGAACACTTGCTGTAGCAGGAGCTTTAGACTTTGGCGATGCAGCACTCAGTAATGTTGGTGCTGTTCAATTAGACAGTATTGCAGGTGACGGAGATACCGATACTTCAATAACCTTTAGTGGCTCAAATGTAATTACAGTAGCAGCAGCAGGTGCTAATCAAGTAACATTTAATGATGGATCAATTCTTCCAGTAGCGGATAATGATATTGATTTAGGTTCTAGCTCTTATGAGTTTAAAGATGCTTATTTTGATGGTACAGTTACAACTGATGCTTTAGTAGCAGATACAGCCGACATAAACGGAGGAACTGTTGATGGAGCTACTGTTGGAGCAAACTCAGCTAGTTCAGGTGCTTTTACAACAGTAACAGCTAGTGGAACTTTTATAGGATCTAGCACAGTACAAGGTACAACAATCACAGCTACTACAGCTTTTGTTCCAGATGCTTCAGACGGAGCAGCATTAGGAACAAGTGCATTAGAGTTTAGTGATCTCTTTTTAGC